TATATGGTCAGAAGTGCCTTTTGCAAGATGCCTAGCGTCAGCAATCCAGCCGTCAGACTTACGATCCCTATCAGGATAATCGTCATCAATTTGCTCCCGAAGCTGAATACCTGCTGCACATAATTTGGCCATTATTTAATAAATTAGGTTATGCGCTTGGCTTGCCTAAAGAAAAACCTTCAGGAATTGGCTTTGTGTATTCCCATTTTTCAATATATGGGCCAACACCATCGCTATCATCCCTTAAAGTGATGCTTCCTTTATAGCCAAAATCTGCCGCTGCCAATTCTGGCAACGCTTCAATAAGTTCTTCCATTAGTCCCATAATTACTCCCTCACTCCTAATCCAGCAAAGAAACTTTCAGTCATTACTGAATTTGTTAAATCAGTTTTAACATACATTTCAACATAATCATCTGAATCTAAATAAAGGATTGAACTCATAGTCCTTCCTGGATAACCACTTGTTCCCCAATATAGAGAATCTTGAACTGCGCCATTTTTATAAATAGCAGTTTCAAATACTTGATTACCACCATTCATTACGTAATGCAAAGTAAAAGTGTAATATCCTGCAACAGTTGGAGTAAATGTGCTTGAAGCAAATTTATTGTTAGTATCAAAAATTTCATTTCCAAGAGTAATTTTGGTCCAAGTTCCTGCATTTATACTTTGAGAGGTTGAGGGTTGCGCTCTAAATCCTGGCAATGGAGTATATCCAGACGGCGTTGCCCACTTTAAACCGGTTGCAGTTGTTGAATCAGCAGTTAAAACCTGTCCATTTGATCCAACGCCGATTCTTGCTGGTGTGTCGGCAGCGGTTGCAGAAATCAAATCACCTTTTGCATCGACTATGGCATTTTGAATTGCATTGGAATCATCTTGCGCAACCCAAGTAAAATCTAAATCTGTGTTAGAAGCTTTACTTAAAACTTGACCTGATGTCCCACCTTTAAGATCAACGAAAGCTGTATCAATTGAATTACCCAATGAACGAATCGCAGATGCGCCATCTTTTACCAGATCAGTATCTGCTGGCGTTGGGAAGTTAAAGTTCGTAGTGTTTGGCATTTAGTCTCCTATGCAACTATTGTAGCGTTGAGCCAGTCCAAAGTCGGGCTTATTGTATTCCAAGTCTCAGTTACTGGAACTGAGTTCCATCTGAACGCCTGAAGGCTAAAAGCGATAGGCGATACATTTAGAGTTAGGTTGAGCTGATTAAGGCTGGCAGTCCAAGTCCATCCTTCGACAAATCCTTGGAATTCACCGCCTACCATATTGGCTGGCAGATTGATGATATTAAGAGGTTGGCCCATAAATACCCCAAGAAGGTTATCTCGGTCTGAATTGTCGATTTCTGAGCTAGCTATTGGAAAGGTTATCTGCCTTAAAGCAAATTGGGGATAAGCGCGGATAAGTAGGTAAAAGGCTGCCTGAGCCTCAGCATCGCCTTGATTTCGAAGTGTGGTCGATATGGTAGAAGCAAGCAAGCCATAATCAGATATTGAGGCTAAATCTTCATCAATTACTTCAGCTCCAGAAGTTCCGTAATTGAGAGTTATTGAATTTCGAACATCGCCAGCTCGCTTGATAATTGAAAGTCCAGGCCCTATGGAGTGATTGCCATCTAAATCGACATAGCCGTTAGCAGCTAGATATTGAGATCTATGGGTTGAATCGGCATAACCAATTTGACCTTGCGAATCCTCATAGAGATAGCCAAGGCCGCTGGTAGCAAAGCGAGAAGCAAGATTATAAACTGTGTCGTCTAAGCCATTTTCAGAGTGCAGCTCATAATCTCCTGGAGTATCTATCTCGCCCAATCCGCTATTTTCTGCATCAACCCATTGAGTAGTCGGCTCATAGGTTGCCCAAGTCAAAGCTGCTGGAACTTCATTCCATTGATTGAATAAAACTGTGCTAAGAAGCTCCTCAATGCGATCTCCATCAAATTGATGGGCAAAGTTGCCAATATAGACGGCGCGATTAAGTCTGGCTAAAGCTCCTACTGCGGTTATTCTGATTTGTTGGCTGGTCGCAGTTGAACCAGAATTTTGAACTGTAATATTTAAATCAGTTATAAATCCACCAAATAGATTTACATAAGCTGCAGTTGAGTCTTGAACCTCAATTGTAACCGCATCATTAATTTCAAATGGGACTGCTGCCTCATCAGTTTCAATAAGAGTCAAATTGCAATATCCAGCAGTTGGCTGTGAGTAAATATCTTGACGGCCTGAAGTAATAGTTAGGCCGCTTAGGGTAGCGCTAGTTACAGTTGATCCATTGACCTTGACGCGATAGACGGGATTCCAAGCGGTCATAGAATTAGCTGGCTTCCGCCGCCACCCGTTCTGGCTTGAGTCTGATTAAGCGCCAAGATAACTGCTCTGGTAAATCCTTCTTCATCAATAGCGGATGGAGCATTAACATTTATTACCACATTGCCTTGCTGATTAGCTGCAACTGTGCCAGCCACATTAAATCCAGAAGGAATTGCATTACCAGTCGGAACTAGCGTTGCTGGAGCGCTAGAAGTCAATGCTGAAGGGGCGCTAGGTGTTGTTGAAGGTTTAGGGGCTACTGGAACGCTTGGACTGGGAGCGGTTGCTACTTTTGGAAGTGATGAGCTACTAGGTGTGCTAGGAGCTGAGAATGATGGCTTGGAAATGGTCGAAACATTTGGCAAAAGTGGAACGGCATTATAAGCGCGAATAAGAACATTTATTGCATCAATAGCAAAATTAACTGCGCTCTTAATTCCATTTACTACAAAGCCAATAACATCAAGAACTCCACCTGCAACCTTGCCAATAAAACTGAGTGCTGCGCCAAGGTTATTGATTAGAACTGGGACTACGAAATCTTTAATAAAGTTATAAAGCGTAGTCAGAGAATCTTTATTGCGAGCAATTGCATCGGTAACTGGCTTAAGTGCTGCATCCTTAAATTCGATAAATTTGGGAATAACTGTGTTAATAAAATAATCTAAAAGCCTTTGCAGAGTAGGGAGTAAAGCAGCTCCTACCGATTCCTTGGCTTCATCAAAGCCCACTTTAAGTCTGGCTATTTGTCCTTCAAAAGTATTAGCTTGAACTGTAGCAGCGCCGCCAAATGTGTCGGCTAATTGTTTTACTGTGCCTTCTAATCCGAGGGTCTTTATTTCAGCAGTTGATAGGCCAACACCTAAACGGCTTAGAGAGCTAGTGTTGCCTTCATAAGCTTTTGCTAAAGCATTTGATACTGTTTCAACACTTTTACCAGTAGCAGCTGAAATATCTAGGGCTAAGTTTAATAAATCTTGCGATTGTGTTACTGATCCTGTGGCAGTTGCTAGGCGCTGAAGCGCTGGACGCAATTGGTCATCAGCAACGCCAGTAGCCAAAGAGGTTTTAAGTATTTGTTGCTCAACTGCTGAAATCTGAGCTTCTGTTGCCCCTGTAACATTCTTAAGAGCATTGGCTAATCTAAGTTGAGCAGCCTCATCTTCAATCGCTGCCTTAACGCCATCAACGGCTAGCTTGACTGCATAGGCCGCCGCTGCTGCAGCTGCTGCTGCAAATGCTGCTGCTGCGACTTTGCCAAATTTCTCTAACTTACCGCCAAAGCCCTCAACCTCTTTAGAGCCGGTATCGAGCTTCTTTTTTAAATCATCGACATCAGCAAGAATTGAAAGTTTAAGTGTTCTACTGCCAGCCATTACTTATCCCATTCTTTCAATATCTTGGAAAATGCTTCTTGCCATTTTTTAATCAATTCAGGCTGAATCTTACGAAGGGTTGGGTAGATAAAGTAGCCAGCGTTTCCGCGACCTTTGCTGGGTGTTCTTCTGGGGAACTGACGCAAGCGATTAGATCCAAATTCATAACCCGCCCAGAGTTCTTTTGTGCTACCGCCACCAGAAAAGCGCTGATTAGCAAATCCGTATGAAAACTCACCGATTTTGGAGCTCGCCGAGACTTTAACGCCAGTTGCAATTCTTCTAACTGCTTCTTGACCAAAAGTTCTTGTGAGTGCATAGGCTTTGATTTCGTTTGCTGCGTAAGTAGCCAACGCGCTAGATTCTTGTTTAGCTTGGCTAACGGCTTCGTCATCCATTGCTTTAAATGCGGAAATGATTGAGCGGAGCTCGCGTTTGTCATAGCTGATTGGTAACTCATCTGCCACCGCTACGCTCCTTTAAAATATCTATCGCTGTTAGAACTTGGTCAATGTCCGTCCAGTAAGTCATTGGAATCCCAGTTGCTATCGCTATCTCGACTATTAGTCGGTTGATGCTTCCGGGCTCGTAACTTTTGGGCTTTCATCTCCAATCGTCATCT